ATTACTCCCTTGCCTGTGATGACGCTCATCGCCTCACCATCAGCAGAACCAGCGTCAGTAAAAGCCACACCTAGAGCATTTACTGCTCCAGACGCGGCATAAGCCATCTTACCTGCGCTGTTGATTGCCACGAGACGGCCACCTAACAAAGCAGTACTTGCGGTAAATGGTAAGATACGCGCGGGCGCTCCACCATCATTCACAAGAATTTCAGTTGCCATATTTAGTCACCTCTCAAGACGGCAGGATTTACTACAATCTTACCATCTTCCATCTTTACTGCAAATTCGCGCTCTGTCTCAGGCATTGCTTCCCCTTCGTTGGATTTACCCTTTCCGAAAGTTCGCTCCTGTTCGACAGGCTCAGGCATCGCAGCTAGCGCCTCACTGAATCCAGTCAGCTTCATCTCATCCCATGCAGATAATTCTTGAACACGAGTATCCTTGGATTCTTCTTGGACCGAACCAAATAGTATCTCCTTGGATATGATTGCTTCTACTGTCGCAGCCTTTCGCGTTTCAGCTTCCTTTAGGGCTCTTTCCTCTTCAGCCGCCTTGAAAGCCTCAATTTGCTTAAGGGCTTCTTCGTACTGTGATTCAATTTCCTTTTTGGAAGTCTGCAACGTTTCTAGTTGCGAGCGTAGAGATGCAAACTCACGCTCAACGATGTTTTCTGCATCGGTTTTGACATCAGTTTTCTTTACTTCGTCAGCCATAGTTTCAACCTCTTTAGTTGTCCCATTTTGCTTACATTCACACACTTCGTCTTTTCCACCACAACCGCAGTCGTGATGTTCTTCCGTTGTATGTGTGTTGCATTTCTCTCCAATTATGCATTCCTTACAAACAGGTTCCAACTTTTCGTTGTCGATAAAGCTGACCTCTGTAGGTTTTACATTAGTGGCGAACGTGTCACCCATTACATCAACATCATTTGAAAGCCAATCAATGCTGACATGTGTAATGTCACCTTCTTTAACCTTTTCCAACACTTCATTACCATTTTCTGTTTTACCACTTAGAGTGGCTAACATTTTAATAGCTGTCTTTCCATTTTCCATCTCAATCGCCTCAGGCTCAGTAGCCATGCCGATTAAATCCTCAGGCGTTCTTTGATGATTAAGATATATAGGAAGCTCTTTAAAACTTTCTATATTCTCCTTTAATATAGTCGGTTCTATATAAACCTTTTGTTCTATATCGTCCTCAAGATACTCATGAGGGCCAGAAGTTATAGCAATAATAGGAAATTGAACTGTGTCAATGCCCTTTTCATCACTTATAAAAGTCATATCTTCGGATGTTTCAATAGGAACTCCAAAAGTACGACGTTTAGGTTCGCCAGAGAGTGTTGAAAGATGTGCTCTCCCAAATTTTCTCTCGACGCCATTCTCACTAGCCCACAGGTCACACATACCTATAGCCAGCTCTTTATGTTCTTTATGTCCACGCTCTTTCAGCGTATTACCAACGGTTTTTACACATTCTTCGTATGTCATGCTCTCTTCCCCTTTGCGTTTGCCGAGGGTTTGTTCCCTCTATTCGGGGCTCGAGCGCTTTCTTCTTTTTTGTCTGTGCTCTTACCACCAGAAACATTTACGTTCTTATCAGATGGGCTCTCTCCTTGAGGAGCTCCTTCTCGTTTAACAACAGCATCCTTTAACATATCCAATTCTACAACACCCTCAGGGTCAAGACCACGCTCTTCCCTAACTTCGCCGGGTGATAATACTCCTTCTGATAAATAAATCATATCAGTCTTAGCCTTAGTAAATGCATCTTCCACATTAATCTGTCTAAACTTAAATCTTGCCTCGCCATCTTCTAATTGAGGCATAAGTTGTGCATTTAAAGCAGCTTCTACCATAGTTTGTAAATATCTAACATAAGGCTCAAAAATAGGTCTAGCCTTTTCGGGGTCTGTCCACATAGTCTTCGGAACCTTCAAAGCCATATGCATTTTATCAAGTATATCATCTGTATACTTGCCATATTCGAAAGCTCTCTGAGTACCTTGTAGTTCGTCAATTTCTATATCATTACCGTGGATAATATCTTGTCCCGGTTCTAATGAGTTGAACGCATCCACCACTTCGTTAATTTTGTCAGGACCATAAGGCATATCGGGAAGTCCACAAGATATATCAAAGCGAGAAGAAGCATACTTGTTGAGAGCGGCTCCGATGTCTCGTTCAGCATAATCTTTGAGGTCAACCAGATAAAGAATGGGATGGACGTCAGAAAGGCCATAAGCGTAATCATCGAAGGGGTTGTTTTTGAGTTCAATAATTTCTTCGTCTTCGAATCGTACATTGTCCTTGTCATCTCCTATATCTTGATAATAATATTTAATTTGTCCATGCTCATTACGTTGAACATACATATTTTGACTTGAGCGTAAGACTAAATTATTACCAGTCCATTCTAAATAGCCAGTTCCAAAAATCCGTGCGTTTCGTAACCACCCATAAAGGGTCTGTTCAATATTGATATCTCTTAACATTTCTTCAATATTTTGGCGGACATTGTCATCATCCGTTACTATATCAAAATTATCCTTGACTGCATACAGACAAGGTAAATCAATAAGAGTTCGTACGATAGGGTCAGAAAGGTAAACATTCATGTAAATCATAGGTTTACCTAAATGTTGTTCATACTTTTTAGCCCGTGCTTGCATGAATGGTTGAGATATAGCGAGGCGTTTTATAACACCCGCACCATAGTCCAAAGGTTCGTCTTCTTTAAAAGGAGGGTCACGACCTATAGTGGCAAATCGACGTCTAATATTATCAATTATTGACATGGCTATTTATGTAATATATAAAGATACTATTTAAAGCTTTCCTCTAAAGTTTATACTTCCTAGGCATCTTTCTATGTCCTTGTGTGGTGAATAAACGTCTATTAGTATACTGTCCTATTCCTATACGTGATGTAGTTCTAGGACTATCTTTTGAAATTTGAGCTGAACCAAAACTAGCAGAGCCGGGCAACATAGTTAAAGCTGCATGTATTCCCATAACACAACTATCACAATAATCGTCGTGTCTTCCATCTGGGGCACTAATCCTTTCTGTCTTGTTGGCAGCATCCATTACATATTGTAAATCACAATGTTCCCTGAACCATTTAGTAGTGAGTTTCTTAGCTGGACCTTCTAATTGGTCTGGGTCAGGCACCTTAATTAAACCTTGTTGGACAAATGATTGATAGTCTCTATATGCTTGTGTTTTAGTCCCTTTAGGTCCTCCTGTAAATACGAAAGGTATAAAGTGTATTTGTGGAGTAGAATTAATACAGGCTACTCTGAGGTCCTGTTCAATAGCCCCACCAATACCAGTGGCATCAATAATAAGGCGGTCAGCACACAAAGTTCTAACAACGTCCATGATACGCTGACGTTGATATGGAATGTCGTGCCCGCCAGTTCTAGGATTGATTTCTTCCAAGTAGATAAGACGAGCCAGATTCCCTCCACCATCCGGTCCATCAAACTTCTCGACTCCCCATCCGGTAATAACAGTAGAATTAATAGATTTCCCAATGTCAACACCCACAACAACTTGAGGATGACTTCCTCTTCCCTGCTCAAGGGTCTCGGGGGTATAGGGTTCATATGCATCGAAACACGCTTTTAATTTCTCTGGATTGAATACATTCGATACACTCTCTACAAACTCGCATTCATATTCTGTCCTCCAGTAGATAGAATCTTCGCCCCATTCCATCATTTTTGTTAACATTTCTTCCTCGTCGTAAGGAGCCTCGTACGCTTCTCCTTTGTCAATCGCATCTCTCCATGTAAACACCAACCGCTCAAAGGAGTCAGAATAGGCGTCATCATACAAATAACGCCACATGTGGTTGTCTTTTGACTTTGGTGTACCTAAGTTTACGAACGGGGCCTTATTTGAAACTATCGCTGGTTCTACGTTATCTACGAATAAATGGTCGTCAATGAGCGGAGACTCATCAACTATACAGAATGTAGGGTGCTGGCCCCGTATAGCATGTCCCTGATTACTAGGCGCTAATGGAGCTCTTCGCATTAATGTGCCCCCTTTCATGCGTATATGGGGCTTATTGTGGAATTTATAATTGTCTACTAGAGAATCTAGAAATCTATTATCAGAAAAATGTCTATAGACATAATTAAAGATAAGAGCTGCTTGGTCCTCTGATGGAGCCAATATAAAGACTAAGTCTCTAAAGCGCTTAAAGAACATATATACAACCACGGAAACTGAGAGAGCGAAAGATTTCCCACAGCCTCGTGGAGCTAATATAGCCATCTTGCGCTGCTTCCCACTACTAGGGTGTAGCAAAGACATTACTATAATCTCTTCTTGTAATGGTCTTAGTTTCAATGGACGTAATTTACCATCCACTAAATACGCACCACAAAAGGCACGTACCAAGTTAAGCATCTTATCTTTATCATACCGACACTTCTCAAATATAGCTTCTAGCCCTTTAGTATCAAGGGCGCCTCTACCCGTCAGTGCTGCTTCCAGTTTCTTTGTTTCGCTTTTCACTGCTAGTGTCATCTGTCATATCCTCTAAGAACGAAACGAAATCTTCCGTCTTTTGTTCTATCATTGTGGGTATTTCTATATTCAGGGCTCGGAATTCCGTATGTATGTCACGAACGACTGAGTTTCTTTGGCGCAAGAGCTCTGTTCGTAAGTTAACATCCCGAATATGTAGAGAAATTTCTTCCCACATAATGTCTTCAAGAGCAAGATTGCGAGCCAGCAAGCGTACAAGTTCCTTATGACGTTCATATTCAGCTTCTCCTACTCGCTGACGTAATCGCTCTTCGTATTCTTTATCGTTCACGCGCGAGCATCGTTTAGGGCTTTCTTTGCTTCTAATTTCACCAATGTAACGAGAGCATCATCGTTCTCGTCCCATGCTGATAGAACTACATTCCTAAGCATTGCATCTTTTACGTGTTTTTGAGCTGCATCATCCAGCTTCTCATATGCCTTCATCTGAGCCTTAGTCAGTCCCTTTTCAAGAGCTGCGAGAATTTCATCATCGTATTTCTTGATATAGGGCATTACTAGAGCTTTAACAGCTGGCTGTGTGTACATAATATATGCACCCATAGCTAACATAACTGCGGCCATAAGCATAACTTCAGGGCTTGCAGTCAAAGCATCTAATATGCTGTCTAACATTCCAGATTCCGGTTCCAACGTCGTTAGGTTGGATGTTTCATTTGTGGTTGTATTATTTGTCATAATATCTCCTCTTTGGTGGGACTCTCACGTTGACACTTGCGTAAATATCCTGTGGAGCCTTGGCCTTGGGCGAGAGCCCATACATAGTAATAGTCGGTGGTATATAAAGCTTACTTCTTCTTTTTGAGCTTACCATCTTTACCACGCCATTCTCGTTTCTTTCCTTTCTGAATACGGCGCTTCTTACGCTTCTTACGCGGCACGCCATTCTTATTAACCTTTCCTCTTTTATAAGCCATTTATTATTAAGCTTCTGGGTCCATCTCGCTAGGTGGATTACGTTTCATCGCTTCTAATCGTTCGACGTTCCACATTGGTCCGCTCTCAGTAACTATCTCTCCATTC